GGGGAAAAGGGGATTGTCCAAACATCTTAAAATAAGAATAATGCTTTTAACACCAATGTTGTTAGCATTATTCTTTTCTTATACCCCTGCAAATTCTACAGAAGAATTGCCACCAAATTCAAATGATGTAATTACTGCACCAAATTCAAATGATGTAATTATTAATCTTGATCAATCAACACCATCTATAGATATACCTATAACTGTTACTGATCCTGTTGATGCAACCATTACAACTACAAATGGCTTATCTAATAGTGGTACCTGGATTGATTCTTGGATTGAACTTTGGCAGAATACTACACGTCTTGCTTATAATGATGATGGCCTTCATAGTGTTAGCAATGTGCTAGCATCTATTATTACTATTCCTTTACAGGCTGGCGAATACTTTATTCGTGCTACTTCTTGGAACTATATAGCAAGTAATGGAACACAATTTCCTATTGGATCTTATTTATTATCTACTAATTTAATGATGCCAACACCTAGTCCTTCAATTACAGTAACACCAGAACCTAGTCCTTCAATTACAGTAACACCAGAACCTAGTCCTTCAATTACAGTAACACCAGAACCTAGTCCTTCAATTACAGTAATACCAGAGCCTAGTCCAGATCAAACCCAAAATCTTGATCCAGGTCCTGTTTTTGTCCCTGAAATAGAACAGATACCGGAGCCACAATTAGAAGTAATAGAAGAGCAAATAGAAGAAATTTTAGTTGAGCCTTCAATAGAACCAACTCCTTTAATTGAAATTATATCAGTTGAAGAAGAAATCAACACCTTTATTAATGAATTAATAGTTAACGAGGAACAAATTTTAGATGAACAATTACAAGACATTACAGATTTACTATTAGATAATTATGAAGTTGATGAAGTAATGCCTATTACTGAATTATTAGATCAATTAAATGATGAACAAGTGTTAGAACTTTTAGAACAATTAGATGACAATCAAGTAATTGAATACCGTGAAGGTGTTGAGTTAGAAGCAGGAGTTGCTGTTGTATTTGAGCAACTTTCAGATCCTGCAGCCTTAATAGGAGAGTTATTCTCAGACCCAGGACAAGTTGCAGAAGCACTTGGACAATTGGGTGCTGACATGACAGAAGAGGAAAGGGAAGATTCACAAGATGTAGTTGTTGCTTCGATTATTGCTACACAAGCAATTACAGCAGCAATGACAGCAATACCACCTACCTCAAGTGCACCACCTAGTTCATCTGGTCCATCTGGATCTGGTGGAGGAAGTGGTGGAGAAGGGGGTGGCGGTGGTGGCGGCAGCGAGGGCGATAAAAAAAGCAATAAACTTAGAGAAAGAAGAAAGCCCAAGACTATGCAAAAAGTCCGCCATCATCGTAATAAGAGGAGGATGAAATGAAAAAAATAATATTAAAACGTTTTAAAGAAACTGTTAAAGTAATTGAATCAATCTATCAACAAACATTGAGATTGATAAAAATTATTTGGGCATGGTTAACACAAGCACTTGTAGAGACATTGAATCAAATATGGACGCTACTAGGTATGTTTGCAGCATGGCTTGTACTCGAAGGTAGTGCAAAAACCACAGTAGGGTATGCAATTATAACAACACTTACAGTATGGCTAATAACTATACGAATAAGAAAGGGGGAATAATAATGACAAAAGAAACAAAACTAGATGACGAAAAAGCAATGGGAACAGTTAGTGGTATTAAAAATATCCTACTTAGAATAATTGCTGTATTTGCAGCCAATGGTCTTGGAGTTATTGGTGCTGGTGCAATTATCGGTATTGACACTCTAAGTTCAATAATTCTTGCAGGAACTCTAGGAGTTGCTACGGTAGTTGAAAAACTAGCAAGAGGCTTCATAGATGATGGAAGACTGAGCATTAGTGAGATCAATAGTGCATTTAACTCAGTAGATAAAAAGGTAAATTAGTAGTTATGGGAAGTCCAGATCAAGTTACAGGGGCTGGACGTTTTAGGTCTGAGGGTTGCCTGAAACACTTTAAAGGAGTATAATAGTATCCATGTCTGAATCAAATTACTGTGAAGATTGCAAGCGTTTAAAAGACATTGCCTGTACCTGTGGCATGACCTTTGCAGAAAAGATTAAGATGACCTCAGTTAACTGGGCTACGTGGTCAGATACTAGGAAAAACTCTTGACTTGGGAACTTTTATTGACAATAGTTGTTTTTTGCGGTATGATGATATTTACAGAACCAACACTTTACGACTATTTAAGAAAGAAGAAGTATGTCTCTAAACGCAAGAGGAATACCAACAAGCGTATGTCCAATTTGTGGTACTAATATATTTAAAGTATTAGTTACATTTGATGAAGAATATAACATAGAACAATATTTATTAGATTCTGAATGTGCAGAATGTGGTACCCTTGTTACTGCACCAACACCCCTAGATTTAGAAGTATAAGGAGAACGATGGCACAAAAGAAAACATCTGAAAGAAATACTAACAGATCAAATGGCAAAGCAAAAAAACAAAATCCTAAAGAGCCTAATATTGGTGCTACAGGAAGAAGTCGTGGTGGCTACAATTTAATTAAAAGATCAGAAAAAGCCACCGCTTGGGATCCTGCTAAAAAACGTGCTGCAAGAAAGGCTTGTAGGAAAGCAGCCAATCTAGCATATAAGCATGGTCTTAGAACAGGTCAACTAAAGCGAGTTAAGGCTAATGCAGATTCGTAAACATAAAGACTATCGTGTAAATGACTTAGCAGAGTTTATAGAGCACCTGCAAGATATAAAGTATCACATAAATCCATTTGAAATGGCAACAGAGATAGTCGTTTTTATGGATAATTTGCGGGGTAAAGAATATGCTAAAAAAATACAAGACTATGTAAGATCTGACTTTAATTTTCAATTAAAGGATAAGGTATAATTAAAACATGTATGAATACCATGTAAAGAAAGTTTATAAAGTAGTAGACGGAGATACAATTGATGTTGATATTGATTTGGGCTTTAATGTTTCTTACTTCCAACGTGTCCGTCTTGCAGGTATCGATACCCCAGAATCTCGCACAACAGACCTGCGTGAAAAAGAATTAGGTTTACAATCAAAAGAGTGGCTTAAGAAAAAACTTGAGAGTGCAGAAAACATTATTATTAAAACACAAAAGCCAGATTCTACAGAAAAATATGGTCGCATCCTTGGAGATCTACATATTAAAGGTTTCGATAAGTCCTTAAATCAAATGATGATTGATGAAGGATATGCTTGGGGTTATATGGGAGACACCAAAGTAAAAGACTTCCCAGCGTTGTTAGCAAAAAGAAACTCTAAGGCATAATTATGGAAGATATTCCATGGACATTTGGAATAATAACAACATATCAAGATAAAGATAGACTATTACATATTATAAAAAGTATTCGTGACCTAAGTATTCCAGAATATGAAATACTATTTCTTGGTGGTGGAGACAGTGAAGGCATAGATGGATCAGATATTCGCAAGGTAGACTTTGATGAAAGTCAAAAACAAATGTGGATTACAAGAAAAAAAAATATATTAGTTAAAGAATCTAAATATGAAAATATAGTTTTGATGCATGACTATCATGTCTTTGATCAAAATTGGTATCAAAGTTTTAAAGAGTTTGGAACAGACTGGGACATATGTTCTTGCTCTCAGTATTTAATTACAGGCTCTCGTAATCCTATGGACTGGTCTCTGTGGGATAAGCCAGGTCACGGAAGAGCGTGGTCATTAGATTATGATGATTGGACACAAACTCAGTACATGTATATCTCTGGTGGATTCTTTATAATAAAAAAACACGTAATGATTGAAGAGCCATTAAACGAAAGCCTTGGATGGAATGAAGAAGAAGATGTTGAATGGTCAATGAGAGTTAGAGATAAATATGTAATGAAGTGCAATGGAAAGGCTATTGTTAGACATAACAAATGGCATAGACATGCGGGTCCTAATCCAAATGCATGATAATAAATTAGTTATATTTGATCTTGATGGTGTGTTGATTGACTCTAGAGATGTTCACTATGACGCACTGAATAATGCTTTAATAAAGATTAACCCTAAGTTTGTTGTTACAAGAGAAGAACATTTATCAAAATATGATGGCCTTGGAACTACTATGAAATTAAAAATGTTAACAGAATTAAAAGGGCTTCCAGTAGAGTATCACGATCAAGTATGGAAAGAAAAACAAAGACAAACAATAGATATACTACAAAAACTTTCAGAAAATAGAACAGCAATATCTATAATAAAGCAGTTAAAGAAAGATGGATGGAAAATTGCGGTAGCAAGTAATTCAATTAGAGAGACTATCATAACAGCATTAAATGCCATTGGAGTATTAGGATATATTGAATACATAGTTAGCAATGAAGATGTAAAGCATCATAAGCCATACCCAGAAATGTATTGGAAATGTATGACAGCATTAAATGCACTACCTCAAAATACAATAATTGTAGAAGACTCACATATTGGTAGACAGGGTGCTATAGCCTCTGGAGGGCACCTGTACGGCATTAAAGACGCAGATGACCTAGATAGGGATAGGTTTTTTGGTATGATAGATAGATTCCAAATAAAGGAGAACAACCGAGTGCCTTGGAAAAATGAAAAGATGAATGTATTAATTCCCATGGCTGGTGCTGGATCTAGATTTGCACAAGCAGGATACACCTTCCCTAAGCCACTAATTGAAGTTAATGGAAAGCCAATGATTCAAGTAGTTGTGGAGAATTTGAATATCGATGCAAAATTCATATATATTGTTCAAAAAGAGCACTATACAAAATATAACCTTGAGTATTTACTTAAAC